ACCGCGTTCAACATTATTAATGCTCTATCGTTCCATATAATGGATACGATTAACCATAAAAATATACCTACCATCGATAGACATACATCATAAAATGCATATCCATCTACTCCTCTAATAGACATAGCAGCTAATACAAATGCACTTGCAACCCATTTAATATACCAATCTTTTGTGTATTTCGGTGTTGCAGATTTAAATATTCTTTTTGAATTTGCAATTTCTTTTGGATCGAATTTTGTCATGTATTATCGCCATCGGTATATTTTAATTTTGATTTGTCAAATTGTTTTCTAGCCTTTCTTTTAAATGACCATTCTAAAAATCTATCGAATAAATTTATTATATATTTCATGATTTCATTTTTATAAATTGATATGGAATATCTACTTCTTTTAATAATGTTTGTGTATGCGCACATGATACTTTCCATTTTTCAGGTATACCTTCTACATAATATGGAGAAACAACTCTAACGATACCAACTTGTACAATTGCTTTTGCACATTCGTTACACATCGGTAATCCATATACATATAACGTTGCTCCATTTAAAGATACTCCATGAAATGTAGCATTGTATATGCAATTCATTTCTGCATGTACAACATATCTATATTTTACATCTTTATCTAAATAACGTGCATCATCTTTAACTCCACGAGGAAATCCATTATATCCTTGGGATAAAACTTGTCCTTTGTCACCTACAGCAATTGCACCAACTTGTGTGCTTGGATCTTTACTCCATGTCGAAACATGTTTAGCTAACTGAAGATATCTTTCGTCCCATTTAAATTGGCTCATATTCTGTTCCATTGATCAACTAAATCAAAGTGTCTTTCATAAACATGTAGATTTTGTACTTGCCAATGAATGTCACCAGGTTCTAAATCAATGATATGATGTAATTGTTCTCCTGTTGCGAAGTCTTTCATATCATTAATAAGTTGTCTACGTGCTTCAATTTGCCATGCGTAATCATTACGATATCCAAATATAACATCGTTAGATCTCATTTGAACTACAGTGTGTAGCTTTCCATTTCTAATGTAATATGTTACTGCATTAGTACAAATAAAATCATTCTTACCGTTTTCTTTGTATTCTTTCCATATTGACGGACGAGTATAAATCATACTTGCTCTACGAGAATCTGGATTATTTAATAATTCGTGCATTACTTTAGAATGCTGATAGTGATATTTTCCACTATGAATTAAATGACCATAATTTGAATTGATTTCACCATGTTCATTAGCTGTCATTTTCCATGCTGCGGGTGCTTCTTTATCACCTTTGTATATGTCATTTATATTCGTAGATTGTGAATCATACCAATCGATTTCTGCATCGATATAACTATAGTTTGGAACACCAAATATTGCTTCTTCATCTGCAAGAAACGATGCACCTAACATTTCAATAGTTTTACCACCATTTCTATCTTCGGTAAAATTATCATTTTCTAGTTCGTACATAAAGTACTGTCTTACTGCATTAATTGTTATCATTATTTATCTCTCTGTTTAAGAAGTCACGATCTGAACTTTGACCATCCATTGTACCACGACAATAAGAAACAATAAAGCTACAATAATTAATCATATCTTTAGCTGAATCTTCAAGTGATTCAAAGTTTGGTTTATAGTTAGGATCGTTTTGCATAGCTGCAACTACTGATTGCATTCGCAACATTTTTGCATGATTAATATCAAGTAATGTCATTACACCGTTAGGATAATAATCTGCTTGTTTGATCTTAGAATTTGGATTCTGATAATCGTTCGCTTTTTTAGTTTGAAGATCTATGCATTCTTGCAAGACTTTAACTGATTCTCTCATAATATAATTCCATTATTAGTTTGTATGGTACTATTATACCACATTTGAAGGCGTTTGTACACCTATTTTTTCGCTTATTTGTAAAAGATATGGTTGTCTATTTCTACTGTTTGTTGAAGATAATCGTTCCAATATGGATCAACATGATCTGCATGATACCATAACGCATTCTCAGTAATGTCAACATAAGTGTTGTCTAATATTCTGTCAGCTAAACGAATAGCTTTCATCCATGTTTTTGAATCTGTAGGTGTATCTGATTTACCATCACAATACCAACTAAATTGACATTTATTTAAAATAGGAATCATGTTTCCTTTCCAATTTTCTTCCATTTTTGCTTGATAAACTACTCCACAAATCGTGTCAGGAAATTGACCATCATCAACTCTATTAAGAACTACATTAGATACTGCAATTCTTCCTGCGAGTGGTTGATTAGCTGCTTCAAAATATATATTCTGTGCTAAACATAATCTTCCTTCACTTTGTGGTGAAGCCACGATAGGATTTGCAAATAAAATTGACAATCCTGAAAACACCAATAATGCCCAAATTAAAATTAAACCTTTCTTTTCCATAATATTACCTATTATTCGCAAACACGAACTCAATTGCACGTTCTGCTTCTTTTTCTATTGGACGTTTTAAATACCAGTTTCCAGTTTCGCTGTCCAAATCGCGAACTAAAAATTCGATTTCTTTTGCGGTTATTGGATAACCACGAGATGTTGCATTTCCTGCAATTGAAACCATAAGTTGATACATTCCATAATACCAACCACCTGAAGTAACTCTTTTATATTCTTCTACTTTCTTTTGATTAACAAATGGACAATTTGCATAACCTGTCCATGAATAATCTGTATTTGTTAATCTTGATTTACGATCTTTTATTATAGCATCACGTATTGCTGGAGGGAAATTTGCAAATATACCTTTGTTTGATTCAACGTAAGTATGTTTACTCATAAGATCTGTAGGATTCATTATATCACCATCATGCGAAAAGATAAAATTAAAACTATCTTTATATTTATTAGGAACATAATACATTCTACTTAGATCTTTTGTTTGTGCATCTGCGATATCACCTATTTCTTTGTTTAATGCAAACCAAAAATGTTTTATATCATCTTTGTTAATAGCTGATGTAAGAGGAAAAACCAACCTAAACTTAGGATGATCAATGCTAGAACTTGCAGTGCTATAACACACATACTTATAAGCTTCATACGTTTTTTCTATATCTTTTATTTCGCCAACATAATCGTCTACGTCAACAATACCAAATCCACCCCATGAAACGACATTATCGTTAGCTCTTGTAGTATTTGGTAAATATGTTGCTGGACTTATTAAAGGTGCTTGTTTTTTTGTAGGATATTTATCTGATGCCGAAAGACGATAAAGAACGGATTCAAATTCTTCAAATGAACTGTAATCCATTCTTTTATCGGTTTTGTTATCGTATATCGAATCAAATATCGTTAAACTTACCATGATTTCCTTCATGACTTGGAGCTTTCCAATCTTCTGGCTTTATAAGATCTGGAAGTCCGAGTGGATTAGGTCGAGATTCTTTAACACCTGGAGTTTTCGCCATATTTGCTTTTAGTACTTCGTCCCATGCATCATATGAGTTAACACCGAATGCATCTAATGTACCAATTGCTACAACACAAAGATCTATAAGACCATCAACGATTTCTTCTGCATCGTTATTAGTAAGTGCTGCTTCAGTTTCCATAAGTTCTTCTCTTAAGAATTTAACCCTAAACTCTAAAAACTTTTTAAGTTTATCAGGATTATCTTCTACCCATTGTCGAGTACCATAATGACCTTGCATTTGCATAATGTCAAAAACCCAATTCTTACTCATTAAACACCCACTATTTTGTTATTAGGTACAATTAATCCACCAAATTTTTCTTTATGAGCATTTGCCATTTGATCAACAGCATCAACTATAAACATAATATGAATCATGTTGACTGTAATTCCTTCACAAATATTAGTATAAGGCATATAATCAGCAACACCGATTTTACCTTCACCTGTTGGAACCATAATCAATGGATTTTTAATTGTTACAGAGCTTTCGGTTTCGTCTGTTATGTCGCAGAGAAGCTCTTCACCTGAGACAAGACGTACTAATTTAATCATATTAATTTCCTATGTTGGGGTATATTATACCATACTTTTGAGGCTTTGTACATGCTTTAAGAGAAGAAATCATCAAGTGTTGATACTTCCTCAGAGTTCCATCCAATAGCCTCGAGTATTGGATCGATCGAATCTAAGAATGTTTTCTTAAATTGCAATTCAAAATCAATGTATTTATGTAAACCAAATTCTTCGGGAAGATATGATGGAAACGATATTACATTTTCTTTGATGGGGTTTGGTATACGAAGATAGATGAATTTAATCTTTTCACCGTTTTGTATACGTTCATATTTTTGTGTTAGTGACATATCTTGTAATTGTTTGTTATACAATAAACCACCTCGTACATGAATTGGAGTACCTTTCTTATAGATGGTTTCATTGTTTTTAAATGCAGATAACTTTGTTACACCTCGAGGAAATGCGATTTCTTCAGGAGGAAGTGTTTTAAAATAAGATTTGAATTGATTAATGGAGGTTTGCACTGCAGTTTCATCACCAGTAACAATAACTTTAAAGATCTCTTTAAGAGCTTCTCGACATGGTGCTGGAGTAGAAGATTTAATCGCTTCGATACCCATAATTTTAAGTTTAGGAGTTGCATAACGAACACCTTCATTGTCGTGCACATTTAGAATGTAACGTTTTTTAGCTGTCCATATACCGATATCAGCAATGACTTCACGTTTCATAACCATTTTGTTTTCGATACCACCAAGTAAACCATACAATTCAGCATATGATTTTTCGAGGATAGGTTCGAGTTTATCTTGACAAACTTTGTCTAAGAAGTCTATTGGATTTGAAGGATTAACTGCATTTACAAGATCGTTTAAGCATACATACACCGAATCTGTGTCGATTGCAAGTACGTAATCTCGCTGTGTCTTAGGTCTAAGCACAGATTGTAAGTAGGAGTTGAGTGCCAATTCGGCCCATCGAATCGTAAGTTGTCCCGTAAGAGTAATTGCTTCCGCAATGCGTTGGTCGAAAAATCTGAAGTAACGATTACCGAGAGCACCATAAAGACTGTTAAGTAAGAGCTTAATTGCCATCTGTTGATTTTCATTGATTGCGATATCTCTTTCGATTCTATATAATTCTTGTTTGTCATCTTTGTTTACCTTTTGCAATTCTTGCTGTGCATTGAGCATATTGCGTTTTATACTTACACGTTCTGTATACATACCTTCGATGATTGTTGGTAGAATACCTTTATTGTTTATACTGAAATGTTGACCGTTAGCAGCTACGCATTCTCCTGGACAATCTATCGAGAAAGTTCGACCAGTAGCTTTAGCATCTAATATTTTATCAACATCTATACCTGAAACATTACCATCAATTATAGTTTCGGGTGACATGTTATATTGCATAATGATAGATGGATATAGAGAATTTAAATCAAAACTAACTACGTTTTTGTGCATACCAACGATAGGAGGTTTTACGAAACCACCAGGATATGCAGACTTAATCTTTTCTTCTGCGAAAGGAACTATAACTTTTTTGTCGTAAAGATTACGATATATAATAGAATCCCATATTGCAGTTGTTCCAAATGTGTCACCATAATTAACACCACCACGATAAGCCATTGTCACTGCGAGAGTAATAAGTCCAAGCTTATCTTCAAGACGATCTACTAATTCAACATCTTTGATGTTATAATCAATGAATTTTTGATAGTCAAATTTATATAGATCAAATAAACCGCTATGTTCTTCGTACGATAACTTACGTTCTCCTAAAACAACATTTGCGATATTATCTAATTTGTATGATTCTTGAGGACCATACGAATGTCCGAACTTTTTAAATAGCTCGAGATAATCCATTTGCGATATGCCTTGAATTTCATAAGCTGTTTGTTTGCGCTGCATGATTGTAACTTCACGAGCATCTACTAAGCCCCAAGGCGATAACTTCTTTGCCCAATGATCATCTAATATACGAATTGTACGATTAATGATATATGGTATGTCAAAGAATCGCGTGTTCCAACCAGTAATTACATCTGGACAATGTGCGTCTGATGACCAATGTGTGATAAAATCAACGAGAAGCGCAGCTTCCGATTCACATTTTTTATAGACCACGCGATGTGATTGCATTACAGATTGTGTTACATCATAGTCACCACAACCCCATACGTAATATGTATTATCTTTATTGTTCTTAATCGTGATCGCTGTGATTTCGTGTAGAGCTTCATCTGGCTCTGGGAAACCTTGATCTGATGCAACTTCGATATCGATTGAAGTTACATTGATTGCATTACGATCAAATTGAATATCACCAGGATATTCGTCTTGTATGTACGTTGATACATATCTTATGTTGCCATAGATCTGTCGACCCGCAACATGTTTATTTGTTTGTACCCATTCTTTAGCATCTCGCATTGACGGAAATGGAACTGGTGCTACATTTTTACCATCAAGAGATTTCCACTCGCTTTTGTTCGGAGTAGTAACGAATAGAGTTGGTTCGTATTTAATTCTTTTTCGAACCGAATTGCCATGATCATAGCCACGATAAAGTAGCATATTACCATAACGACTTACATTAGTATAAAATTTCACAAATCACCATTATTTATTTATCACAGGGTATATTATACCATATATTTCACAGGATGTACATGCTTAAATTCATTGGGGAGAAAATTAATTCTCCCCTTTGAAAGGTTAGTAGTATACAGATATCAGTATTAGCGCCGGGGCCATTCCTATACAAAATATAAGAACGGTCGTTGCTTCAACTGCGGATCTGATACTAACTCTGTGCTTACGAATGTAGCCCATGATTAACTCCAGTAAATATTTTTCTAAATATCTACCAGTATTTTCGCTAATTGAGAGTTTAGTCTTGAATAAACTCTTTCTTCGTTGATTTCCCAGTAGATCCTATGTTGATCTTCCTAGGGCGCTTCTCTTCTGGAAGTTCTACTCTTAAGTTAATAACGAGTATTCCATCCACTAAAGATGCACCGTCTACTACCACAAATTCCGAGATGCGGAAGCTTTTCTCGAATTTGCGTGACGAAATGCCTTTATGCACATATGCGCGTTTATCTTCTGAGGTATCACCACTGATCGCTAAGATGCCTTCTTTGACTTCTATGCTTATATCCTCTTCAGCAAAACCGGCAACAGCAAGTTCAATTAAGAACTTTTCATCATCGATTTTAACTATGTTATGAGGGGGGTAATTATCTCCGGATCTAGCGGAGCCGTGAATACGCTCTAAGTCATCGAACAAATGTTCGAATCCTACAAATAATGAACGTGGAACATGCATTTTTATATTATTTCTTGTCATAATTTTTCTCCTATTGAATAGCAAGATTAGTATATGGACTCCCTAATGGGACATCCGATTATATTTATACAAGTTTAGTCTTTAGATTGACTATTTCCTATATTATATTTAGGACAAAGTTCCCATAAAGACTTATCTTTAAAAGGTATTACCTTGATTTGTCTTAATGGTGCGATGTCCTTCGCTTCATCAGGATTAATCATTGTGACTAAACCCCAATCAGCTAGCAACGTAGAAATTGTGTTCCTACGTTGAATATCGTTTTCTATTAAATTGGAAGGTTTTCCATCTAATAAGAATAATTCTTTAAAATGAACAATAAAATATCTGCCTTGTTTATGTAAAATATGACAAGATTGAAATAGTTTATTTTCTTTTCGTGATGCTACTCCGATTCGAGTAAGCGTTTCTCTGACTTTTAAAAAATCGTCAGGTTGATTCAGTGTGACTTCCAGCATATTGCTTGGAGTCCACGGATGTATTGCGTTATTTAGTTCTTCCACCTTTGTAAATCCTATTTTTCAATGTTAGTAATTTTTCATTACTGAATAAATTATATACAGATTTAGCTTTCTCATTGCTATAACCATAATATTCTTTAATGACTTCTAAGTTCTCAATTTCAGAAGCTTTAGT